GATTACCTCCGTGGTGATGATTTCTTCGCTATTTGCCACCCTCACGTTTTCAATATTCTCCAGAATACTAATAACTTCAAGATGACTGACCTAAACCACCTTCATCAGGGCGAGTTCAATGTTTCTGCTGAAAAGGTTGGAACTATTGATTCTTACACTATTGCCAAGAATGCCTATCACCCACAGTCCGACAAGATGCTAATGGGTTACACTTCTAAGGATCTCGCTAAGGCTCCCTATGCTTACTTCCCTTATGTAACTTACTTAACTCCTCCCCAGGCTGACGTTCTTTCTGGTGAAATGTTCTCTACCATCGTTGGTCTCCAACAGAGATATGACCACAAGGTCCTATTAGATGGTAAGTACGGTCTTGCTAACCTCCAGGTTCAGAACCTCTACGCTTAATAATTTAACCAACTTGTTGGTTCTTCTTGAAGGGTTCCGTAAAACGAACCCTTCTTTTTAACCTAAAATGAGCGATATATTAATGGGGTGATATGTGGATACAACAATACAATATCTTACTGTTATAGATACAGTTAAACGACATAATGGAAAAAGAAACTATACTTACTACAAGTGTAAGTGCATTTGTGGTAATATAAAAGAATTACGAGTCTTTGATTATAAAAATAATATAACAGTATCTTGTGGGTGTATGACTGAAAATTCTTTAATAAGAGAGATACCGGTTGGAACACGATTTGGCTATTTAGTAGTTATTAGAAGAACAGAAGAACGAACAGCTGATGGATATAAGTATGAGTGTTTATGCGATTGTGGGAAATCTGTTCTTATTAGGTATAATAGACTAAAACTAAATGAAACAAAGTCTTGTGGATGTTCAAGTTCTAAACTAAACAGTTTAAATAACGGCGGTACTGGTGTTCCATACGAAACTACGACAGTTAGAATGGCTATACGCTTATGTCCGACTTACAAACGATTTGTTAAGAAGTGCCTCGCAAGAGCAAAAGGCAAATCAGAATTGTCTGGTGAATTAAGTAAGACCTTATGTGTCCATCACTTGGATTCTGTTTCCATGTTAATACAAAAATATAATCTTACTATAAGTAATTTTTTAACTTGTAAGGAATTATTTTCATTAGACAACGCTATTGTCTTAACAGAAAAGGAGCATCATAACTTCCACAAGAAATATAATAGAAAATGCACTAAGGCCGACTGGGAAACTTACAAGCAAACAAGCAATTAAATATATAGATTGCACAAGTAACTAAACTTTAACACTCACACAAATAAGGAAATCACTATGTCAGAACGACTTATGGGCTGGACCAACAATTTAGCCGAACCAAAACGCACTAACAGATTTGAACTTTTACTTGAAGATGACCTTCGATTAACTTGCCACACAGTAAGTATCCCAAACATTTCAGTAGATGAAGTTGCTATTGACAGAATGCATGAGAAGTACTATGTTGCTGGTTCTAAGGTAACTTATGGAGAAGTAAAGCTCGACTTTTATGACTTCGTAGATAATAAAGCCGCAAAGGCCCTTTTAAAGTGGTATACTGATATTTATGATCAACAGACCTCTTTAATGGGCTATCCTAAGGACTATAAGAGAGATCTAACACTCTTAGTTTATGGTCCAGACCACTCTATTGTAGAATCTTGGTTATTCGTCGGATCATGGCCCAAATCTTATGACCGTCCTGGTATGGACTGGAAAGATGGCAGTACGGTTAGAAACGTAACTGTCAATCTTCGCATAGATCAGGCCAAGCTAACATTAAGCTAAAAATTTTTTAAGGATTACCAAAAATGACACAATTTATTTCCCCAGGTGTATACGTACTTGAACGGGATCTATCCCAGTATGTGTCTGATCTTTCTTCTACAATCGTAGCGATTGTAGGAACTGCAGACAAGGGACCCACTAATGTACCTACCCTAATTACCTCAGCCTCTGAATTATCAGCCACCTTTGGTAATTTAAACCCAAATCACTATTTAAGCTACGCCGCACAGGCTTATTTAAAGCAGGGTTCTATCCTGTATGTAACTCGTGTAGCCGCCCCAGATTCTGCCAAAGCTAGATTAACCACTCCCATCCCAGCTTCGTATACTGCTTATGCTGGTGATTGGGTTTTAGAATCCCAGACGGCAAGTTCTGCTACATTCACTATTGCTAATACTGCTCCAACCACTGCTACATTATCTATTAACGTAGATAAGACTTTAACTTGGGTAGGCGGGAACTGGAAAAATGCTGGTGTAGTTGCTGGTTCCAGACTTACTATTGCTGGATTCTCCAACGGTGTAAATAATGATACTTTCGATGTAGCTTCTGTTGATACAGTAGATGCCACGAAGTTAACTTTATCTACTACTTCCACACTCATCACAGAAACTTCTGTTGCCACTGCTTCCTTCTTGGTTAGTGCCAAGCAGTTCGTAGCATTACAGGATGCTTCTTTCCAACTTCCTGGATTTGATTTCCAAGATACAACTGGTGTTGAACCAATTCAGGGTAAGCTTGGATCTGATTTATTAAGTTTTGTCACTGCTGGATCTACCGCAGTTGACCAATATGTTAAGGGAAGAAATTTTAAGATTGTTTCTGGTGTAGGTAAGGACAGTGTAGTTGGTATTACCGGCTTATCTGGTACTGGCCCAACCCTTAGCATGACAGTAGATGCTCGCAAATTCAATTCTTTCAACTCTCCTTTGTTAACTACTGCTGCTGGCTCTCTAACTTTTAAGGCTGGTACATTACCAGCTTCTAACGCAGTATTAGCTATTATCGGCGGTACTTCTACTGGCGGCGTTGTTCAGTTAATTTTTAATGAACCTACCGCTTATGATACTGCTGGTGAGAAAGATACTTTAATAACTACTTTAAATGCTGGTGGCGCTGGTGCTATCACTGCTTTGGATGCTTTAGTATCTGTAACTAATACTGTTGATGTAAGTATCAAGGTTCCACTATATAATGGAACAGTGGGCGGAACAGTAGATAGCGCAGAAGCAATCAAGAATAATACGTTAGTTATTGCTATATTAAATGCCATAATTACTGCTTTTAGAGCCAATTCTGTTGGTTCTAGCACACTATTAGCCGCTTCTGCTATTTGTAAGGCTACTGCTAATGGAATCACGGGTATCGGTTATGTTGATGCAATCACTGGTATTTCCGAAGGTATTAAATCTGCTGTACTTTCCACAACAGATAATAAGACTGTTATACTATCTGCCATCGTTGTTGGCGCTTTTGGTAATTTAGATCCAGCTGCATCTACTGCTGTTGTTTCTTCAACACCTCTTCAAATTAGCGGTTCTTTCTCTACCGACCTATATCGCCCAACTTGGGTAGTTTCTACTGCTGGTACTTCTACTATTCCTACGCTGTTTAAGTTCTCTTCTATTGGAGAAGCTGATCTTTCTAACATGGCTATTGTAGTTGGCATCAATAATAACAGATATGACAGCCTAGGTAATTTACAATATGTTGTAAGTCTATACCACAGAATCGATAGTTCTAGTGTTAGTACCACAAGTACTGTACAAAGCGATTTCTTACTCTTTGAATCTTTTGAGGGCACTCCTGAGGTTCTTCAATCTACTATAAATGCTTCATCTTCTTACATTAACTTAAAGATTGACTACTCAACAGAAGATACTTTAAGCAACACAACTGGCGTTCCTGTATATGGAACAGTTCCAGATTATTTAATCAGCTCTTTCGCCCTTGCTGGCGACCTTAGCGGATTAGGTGCGCTTGCTGGTGTATCTACTTATGTATCTGGGGCAGTATTAACACCCGCTTTCTCCAATTTCCTTTTAGGCGGCTCTCTCGGAACCAATATTACTAAATACGATATTTTAGGTGATGCTTCTCTGAAAACTGGAATTTACAGTTTCTCTGATCCTGAACAGATTGATATTAACGTTCTATTAGCTCCAGGATGGTCTGCTGATCCTGCCGTAGCTAAGGGTATGGTTGCCCTTTGCGAGAGCCGTGGCGACTGTATGGCCATTTTAGACACTCCTTTTGGTCTAACTGTCCAGAACGTTGTAAACTATAAAAATAACGTCCTTAATATCAACAGCAACTATGCTGCTATCTACTACCCTTGGGTTAAGATTACAGATGCTGTTAACAAGAAAGACATCTTTATTCCTCCTTCTGGTTTAGTAGCCGGACAATATGCTTATAACGATCTTGTCGGAGAAGTTTTCTCTGCTCCTGCTGGCCGTAATCGCGGTAATTTAGTTGATGCTATCGCTACCGAGCGTATCCTTAACCAGGGTGATCGTGATGTGTTAACTCTCGCACATATCAATCCTATTCACTACGAAGCTGGTTATGGTATCTACATTCGTGGCCAGATGACTATGCAGACTGCTACTACCGCTCTTGATCGTGTAAATGTCCGTAGACTGTTACTCAATCTCCGTAAGGTTATTGCCACAGCTTCTAAGGCTTTCGAGTTCGAGCCTGGTGACGCAATCACTGCCCTTCGCTTAAAGCAACTTGCTGAATCTACTCTTGAAGACCGTGTTCGTAAGGGTGCTCTTCGTAGTTACAAGGTAGATGTAGGTCCTAACGTTAATACAGTTACGACCCTAGAGAATAACGAGCTTCGCATGTCAATCTCTCTGGTTCCCACAAAGACTGCTGAAAAGATTATTGAAGTCTTTAACATCCTCGGTCAGGGCCAGGGCATTAGCCTAGGCGCCTAATCACAAGTTTAGTCGTTTTAGAACGGATCTGTTTCGGCAGGTCCGTTTTATTTTACAAATTAAGTTAAGACAGGACTATTATGGCAACTACACCAATAAGCACCTTTTCTGCGGCTATCGCAGGTGGAAATGATCCCACACAAGATACTTCTACTTTAAAAGGGTTTTATGACGCCCCAAATCCAT